GTTTCAGGTAGTGTATTTGGTGGTGTATCTGGGAATAAGATTACTGCTATTGCTGGAGAGTCTTCTACTGGAAAGACTTTCTTCTCTCTCGCTGTGGTTAAGAATTTCCTTGATTCCAACCCTGATGGTTATTGCCTCTATTTTGATACTGAGGCTGCTATTACCAAATCTTTGATTGAGTCTCGTGGAATTGATACTTCTCGTCTTGTGGTTGTCAATGTTGTTACTATTGAAGAGTTTCGCACAAAGGCACTCAAAGCAGTAGATATGTATCTGAAGGCACCAGTAGAAGATCGCAAACCCTGTATGTTTGTGTTAGACTCTCTGGGTATGCTCTCTACAAGTAAAGAGATTACTGATGCACTGAATGAAAAAGAAGTTCGGGACATGACTAAATCCCAACTCATCAAAGGTGCGTTCCGAATGCTCACACTCAAACTAGGACAAGCAAATGTACCGCTCATTGTCACAAATCATACATACGATGTCATCGGAGCTTATGTACCAACGAAAGAAATGGGGGGAGGCTCTGGACTCAAATACGCAGCAAGTACGATCATTTATCTCAGCAAAAAGAAAGAGAAGGATGGAACGGAAGTGGTCGGAAATATTATCAAAGCTAAGACTGCTAAATCGCGTTTGAGTAAGGAGAATAAGCAAGTTGAAGTACGTCTGTATTATGATGAGCGTGGTCTTGATCGATATTATGGTCTTCTTGAACTCGGTGAGATTGGCGGACTTTGGAAGAATGTAGCAGGACGCTATGAGATTGATGGTAAAAAGATTTATGCTAAGCAGATTCTAAAAGAACCTGAAGTATATTTCACAGAAGAAGTAATGCAACAGTTGGACGAAATCGCACGAAAGGAATTTAGTTATGGAGAAAGTTGAGTTTCTAGTTCTTAGAAACCTGTTACATAATGAAGAATATTTAAGAAAAGTCGTTCCATTTATTAAGTCTGAATATTTTGAAGATCTAAATCAAAAAATTGTATTTGAGGAAATTTTAAAGTTCGTTCAAGAATATAATCAACCAGCAACTAAAGAAGTTCTTTGTATTGAAATTGAGAAACGCAATGACATTAATGATACTTCTTTTAAAGAGATCACTCATCTGATTAGTTGCCTGGAAGATGTTCCCTCAGAATTCAATTGGTTGGTTAACACTACTGAAAAGTGGTGTCGTGATCGTGCCATCTATCTTGCTCTGATGGAATCAATCCATATTGCAGATGGTAACGATGAAAAGAAAAATAGAGACAGTATACCTAGTATTCTATCAGATGCTCTTGCAGTATCTTTTGATACTCACATCGGTCATGATTATCTGTTAGACTATGAACAACGCTATGAGTCATACCATAAAAAGGAAGACAAGATTGAATTTGATCTTGAATACTTTAACAAGATCACAAAAGGTGGTTTACCTAATAAGACTCTCAACATCGCTCTTGCTGGTACGGGTGTCGGAAAAAGTCTCTTTATGTGCCATGTGGCTTCTTCCGTCTTATTGCAAGGCAGGAACGTTCTCTACATCACTCTTGAAATGGCGGAGGAACGAATTGCTGAGCGAATTGATGCAAACCTTCTCAATGTTCCAATTCAGGACATCGCGGACCTACCAAAACAGATGTTCGAGAGTAAGGTAACAAATCTTGCAAAGAAAACACAAGGTCAACTTATTATTAAAGAGTATCCAACTGCATCAGCACATTCGGGGCACTTTAAGTCTTTGCTAAATGAACTTGCCTTGAAGAAATCATTTCGACCAGATATTATCTTTATTGATTATCTAAACATTTGTGCTTCTTCAAGATATCGTGGAAATGCAAACATCAATTCATATACCTTTGTTAAAGCAATTGCTGAAGAACTTCGTGGTCTTGCGGTTGAGTTTAATGTTCCTATTGTGAGTGCTACCCAGACAACTCGTTCTGGTTATGGTTCTTCCGATGTGGAACTGACTGATACTTCAGAATCATTTGGTCTTCCTGCTACTGCTGACTTGATGTTTGCTTTGATTAGTACGGAAGAACTTGAAGGACTCGGCCAAATTCTTGTGAAACAATTGAAGAATCGTTATAATGATCCTACCATTCATAAGCGTTTTGTGATTGGTATTGACCGTGCTAAAATGCGCCTGTATGACTGCGAACAATCTGCTCAACAAGATATCCTTGACAATGGAAAGGAAGAAGAGTATGATTATGAAGAAAAGAAACCTAAAAAATCATTTGAGGGATTTAAATTTTGATGACTACTGAAAAGAAAGTTATTGATAGTGATAAGTATATTGAGTTTGTTCGTCAAACTACAAGTCCTGCAAGCAGTGACTTCGCACAACTTCTTTCACGAATGACTACACTTGAAGCTTCTGATGATGCCGATGTACCCCGTCTTCTGACTGCTGCTCTTGGTATGAGTGCAGAAGCAGGTGAGTTTACTGAAGTTGTGAAAAAGATTATCCTTCAAGGTAAACCGTATAATGAAGAGAATGTTTTTCATATGAAACGTGAACTTGGTGATATCTGCTGGTATCTGGCTCAAGCATGTATGGCACTTGATACCAACTTCCGTGAGATTATGGAAATGAATTATGAGAAGTTGAGTGCTCGTTATCCTGAAGGTGCATTTGATGTTTACCGTTCTGAAAATCGTGTGGAGGGAGACCTGTGAGTAAAGTAAATGTAGAAATGTCTGTCCGTGCTGCAGCAGCAGTTCGTCAAGTTCTGTTTGATGCACAAAAGGGATATACAACAGGACCTTCTGTTCCAGAACGTGTATTTGAGATTCGTGAAGTCATTACTGACCTTGATGATGCTATCACTTCTGTTGTTGAGACCCCTTGAGGGTCTTTTTTTATAAATATTCTTAGAAGAGTATAAAGTTTTTCTAATGGATCTGAATAATTTTAGAGGTTTGGTGGAAGCATACAAACAGGTTAATGCTCCTCAAGAAGTTGATGAGGCAGTAAAAGGCGAATCTTCAGAGAGAAGAAAGGACCTTGCTGCAGAAAGAAGAGCAGGTCATAGACCTCTTCCAGCAAAAGAAGGTGAAAAGTATGCTTCTCATAAGTTATCGCAAATGGCTTATGTGAAGCGTAAGAGAATGGGAGAGGATGTAGATATATTTGATACTGTTCTAGAATTCCTCCAAGCAGAAGGATTTGCAGAAACTCTAGAAGAAGCAAAGTGGATGATGGCAAACCTTCTTGATAAAGAAGCGATTGATATTATCGCTGAAGCAATGCATGATGAAGAGGATGATGAAGAGGATGAAAAGGAAATGAAGAAAGGTAAGAAATCTAAGAAGTCTGAAGAAGACGAAGACGAAGAGGAAGAACTAGAAGAAGCATCATACTCTGCAAAGGCAGCAAGAGCAGGTAAGGATATTGGCAAGCCTGGTAAGGCATTTGCAAAGATTGCAAAGTCTGCGGCTAAGCGTTATGGATCTAAAGAGCGTGGTGAAAAAGTAGCAGGAGCAGTTCTTGCAAAACTTCGTGCCAAGCGTGGTTGATAAATAACCACGGAAGGTTGCTCTAACCCCTTGACTTTTTAGTTGAGGGGTTTTATAATGTCTTCATTGGGGATATAGCTCAGTTGGTAGAGCGCGGTCTTTGCAAGGCTGATGTCAGGAGTTCGAGTCTCCTTATCTCCATTTCTAAATACTTGAAATAGTATTTGTATAAATGGCAAACCAAGGTCTGCAATTTGAACATGCAGTGATGTATGTTGCTACATCGAGAATAATTGATAGAGATACGGAACAAGAATCTGAATTTAATAGTGCTGCTAAGCAATGGAGTAGTATTCCTCAGAATATAAAAAATACTGCTGAAAAAATTGTTCTTGATATGGCACCTTCTACAGAACCTCAAAGACAAAATTATTTCAAATCATTCAAAAAGATGAGTGGTGGTGGGGAAGAGCCAAAAACTGATATATTGTTTAAAGTTGGAACTAAAAAATATAAGTGCTCTATGAAATGGGGAAAATCATATCAATTGACAAGTGCTGGAGTTGATAAATCAGTTCAAGTCTTTACTAAGGTTTTAAAAAAAGTTGCTAAAGATATTAACCTCAATAAGATGGATGTTAATACCTTAGGAAATTTGCAATTAGTATTGGAACAAATCGCAAATAAATTTGAAAATGCATCTGGAACGATGGATCAACCGACTGCTAAACGATTAATGAGTGATGTAAAAAAGGCAGGAGGTATAAATGAACAATTGCAAGATATACTTGGTTCTAAAAAAGCCCCTACAGGAGACGCTGCATATGATGCATTTAAATTTGAATTGACAAAAGAATGTATGACTGGCGAGATGTTATTTAATGGTGATGATAGATCTGC